AACAACTACCAAAACGCACTGCGTGACCTTGTGACCAACACCATCGTGCCGATGTGCGCCCAACTAAGGGACGAACTGAACCGGTGGCTTGTGCCTCGGATGGGGGATAAGAATGTGTTCATTGACTTTGACATCATGGCCCTGCCGGAACTGCAAAGGGACATGGAAAAGATGGTGAACGGCCTGCGTGCTGCAGACTGGCTGACCTACGACGAAAAGCGCATCGCCATGAACTACGAACCGAAGGGCGGGGCCTACGACACGGCATACGTCACGCAGGGCCTTGTACCGATCGAGGAGGCCAGCATGACCCTCACACCCGAGACAGGAAACCTGGGCAATGTTGGATGACGACGAGATACGCCGATTGGTGTACATGCGGTTCCCAAAGTTGCCGACCGAGCGTACATGTATGACGGAATACAGGTTCAGGACGGCAGCCAGGCAGGCATACGAAGCGAGGATAAGACGTGAAATACAACGACCGACGGAAATATCACGGGACTTGGATGAGGCTATTAAGAGCCTACGAAAAGAAGTATCTGCCGAGGGTGCTGAAAGCCCTTGAGGGCGAAGCCGACAGGTTCATCAAGGAAGCGGAAAGGGTTGGTTTCGATGCAGCGTTTAGGACGTTCGGACTTGTCAATGAAAGACTGTTGACGGTTGTCAACCAACTGCACAAGGAAGTCGGCGTGAAGTTTGGCAAGGAAGTAAACCGACAGCTGACCAAGACGGAAAAGGTATCATTCTTCAATGCCAATTTCATTCTGAACCTGATTGAGATCCTGACACGTCAGGCCCTCGACCTATTGACGGCCGTCGAGACAACCACAAAAGACAGGATCCTCAACATTCTGACCAGGTCTCAAACCGAGCAACTGACATTTACCGATACGGCAAGGTTGATAACTGAGCAGGTGGCATCACCCGAAAGGGCATTGACCATCACCCGGACGGAATCGAACAGGGCGGCGAATATCGCAGCATTTGAGGCAGCCAAGCTAAAGCCATTCCAAGTGACCAAGGAATGGATTTCAGCCATTGACAACCGAACACGTCGGTACCGGGAAAAGGACGAATACGACCATGCTATACTTGATGGCAGCGTGCAGGAACTTGACATGGCATTCACGCAAGTAGGACGTACCAAAGGCATACAGGCCGTGGCGCAATACCCACTTGATGCGCAGGCACCTGCAGCATTCACCATAAATTGCAGGTGTGTTCTTGGATTTGAGTACAAGAGAGACGAGAACGGTGAACTGATACCCAAAAGATTAGTCTGATGCCAGTAAGAAAGTGCAGCAACGGGAAATGGCGCATAGGTGATGGCGAATGTGTGTACACCACCGAGTCGGCGGCAAACCGTGCATATGTCGCATATCTGGCAATCACCGGTGAAACTGAAGCGCAGCATGAGGGGAAGGCTGACAAGAACAAGGTTTCATTTGATTTTGATGATACACTTGAATACCCATCTGTGCAGCAAACGGCCAAAAGGCTGATGAATGAAGGATATACCGTATATGTCATAACGAGGCGTCAGGAATCAGCAAATGAAGAAGTATATGCTGTCACGGATGAACTTGGAATTCGAAGAAGACGGATATATTTCACGAATGGCGCAATGAAATGGGAAACCGTGAAGCGGTTGAACATTGGACGGCATTACGACAACAATGAAGATGAACTAAAACTCATTCGCGAGAATACAGACTCGGAGACGTACAAGGTAAACGCATCCGAGGACCACAGTGAGATTGACCATGAGATGGATGATGAAGAAGATTCTAAAGGATTGAATATCTACATCAAGGAAGAAACCTACAACGACTATCCAGAAGCGGCAACCAATAACGCTAAGCGTGCATTGAAGTACAAGGAAGAAAACGGCAGCAGTTGCGGCACACCAGTTGGATGGACACGCGCCAGGCAATTGGCGAATAGAGAACCGCTAAGCCGTGACACCATCGCACGGATGGCATCATTCAAGCGTCACCAACAGAACAAAGACGTTCCGTATGATGAAGGATGTGGAGGTATCATGTGGGATGCCTGGGGGGGCGATGCAGGCATTAACTGGGCAATTACTAAATTGCAGGCGATTGACAACAAAGATGAATCAATGATTTACGGATATAAGAGACTGCAGCAGGATGTCAAGGATGTCGATGTAAAGCAGGGCATCGTGACGGGTTATTTTTCTGCGTTCAATATAGTCGATGCGGACGGCGACATCATCCGGCCGGGTGCGTTCAAGCGCAGCATTGACGAATGGTTTCCGAAGGGCAGGGTAAAGCACCTGTTGAACCATGACCCGAAGCAACCCCTTGGCAAGATCAATGTCCTGAAAGAGGATGAATACGGCCTATACTACGAATCGCAGATAGGTAAGCACAACCTTGGGGTTGATTTCCTCAAGATGGTTGAATCCGACCTTGTGAAGGAACATTCCATTGGTTTCAATATCCGCAACCAAAAGAAGGGCAAGGATGCTAACGAACTGCTTGACATAACTTTGTACGAAGGGTCTAGCCTGACATCCTGGGGTGCAAATGAATACACGCCGATGCTCGGTGTCAAGTCACTTGATCAGCGGGTAGAGCGGGTGAAGAAACTTGAAAGGTTTGTCAAGCACTCGGACGCAACAGATGAGACGATACAACTGCTAATGCTAGAGATTAAGCAACTGAACCAACTGATAGAGGACATGAGTGCCGCCCAGGCTCCTGCACCTGCAGACCCTGCGCCGGTAGTGGACTACGCCAAGATGGTGAAGGATGCTATGGATATCGTGATTTACAAAACATCAAAACACTAATACAGTGGAAGTAAAAGACATTGTTAGCGCACTCGAGCCCAAGGTGGCCGAGATGAAGGCCCAGGTGGCCTCCGAGGTTGCAGCCCTCGACGCAAAGAATGCTGCTATCGTCGCACAGCTGAACGAGGATGCCGCCAAGAAGGGCGAAAGCATCGCCGAGCTCAAGGCCAAGGTCGAGGCCCTCACTGCCAAGTCGGGCAAATTGGCCGCGGGTGTATCTGACAAGGCCGGATGGGCCAACAGCGAGCACATGAAGGCTGCTGTCATGGAGGTGATCGCCGAGAACTACGACGCCATCCGTGGCGAGCGTCCGTTCGCAAGCACCAAGGTGGTCGGCAACATGACCATGACCGACAATCTGACCGGCACCAGCCAGATCAGCTACGCACAGAATCCCATCATGCGTTCGTTCTTCCAACCGCATCTGTACGATGTATTCCGCATCGTCCCGACCGGAACGGGCAACGTCACTTTCCCCCGCGGCAAGACGCCTGTGGGCGAAGGTTCGTTCGGTGCGCAGACGGAAGGTCTCGGAAAGGCCCAGGTTGACTACGACGTGGAGATGGTTAATGTGTCTGTACCGTTCATCGCCGGCTATGCCCGCGTGAGCCGGCAGATGCTGCAGGACCTGCCTTTCCTTCAGTCGTACCTGTCGCAATCGCTGATCGAGGACTGGAACCGGGCTGTGAACACCAGGTTCCTGAACACGATTGCCACCAACGCAACGGCCCTTTCCACTTCGCAGACCCTCACGGTTGCCAAGATGATCGATGGCCTTGCACAGCATGGCAAACTGGGTCTCGGACAGGCCAACCTGATCCTGACCACCTGGGAAGCATGGTCCACCCTCCTGCTCACCAAGCCTGCCGACTTCAGCGTTCCTGCCTCCGTGGCTGTCGATGCCGCCGGTGCCATACGCATCAATGGTGTTCCCGTCGTGCCTCATTCGCAGGTCACTGGCAGCAGGTTCTACGCCATGAACACCAATGCCTTCGGAATCGCTCAGGCCTCCGGCCTCGCGGTCCGCAGCACGGAGTTCAACGAGGATGATTTCGTGAAGAACCTGGTCACCTACCGGGCAGAGGCAAGGATCGAACTGCTTTCGTTCCAGCCCACCGCCGCAGTCTACGGAACCACCGGCACCGCATCCTAAACGGGCCATTCAGATCTATGGGGAGGTCGCAAGTCGCGGCCTCCCTATCTTTGTTTGTATAACACACGCCAATGCTTCAGCACTACGTTGACAAGGTGGTTGTGCTGACCCATCAGCCACGCCTCGACAGGCAATACCTGTTCGATAAGGCAGCCAAGTTAGAAGGCCTTGATTACATCTTTTTCCATGCCCTCAAGGACGAAAACCCCAAGCGGTCATTCAATCTATCGCAAAGGGAGATCCTGACCATCTTCCATGACACGGATTATGAAACCATCCTTGTGATGGAGGATGACGCAGACCTGCGCAATCTCGACCTGATCGAACCGATATTGTCGGAACTGCCCAATGACTGGGATATGTTGTACTTGGGCGCAAATGTCAAACCGCACCCTGATTTCATCCCACCTATCCGCGTTTCTCAGCATCTTTTCCGCATTTTTAACGCGTTTACCACACACGCCATAATATACACACATAAGGCCGTCGAGAAGATACTTGACGCCTACGATGGCGAACAGATGTATGACGCCTTCCTTGATGCCAAGATGTTGCGCAGCCTTAACGCCTATGTGTGCAGCCCTTTTCTATCCTACCAACGGCCTGGAAGGTCGGATCTATGGGACACGGATGTTGACTACACCGACACATTCAAGGCATCCGAGAACTACCTGAACAGTCTGCCATGATATACCATCTGTCGTATGCCTCGGACAACATGAGCAAGTCATTGGAGGTTTGCCGCCAAAGCGCACTGCACCACGGTTGCAATGCGACATTCCACAAGACCATCGATCCCATTTTCGCAGAAAGCAATAAGCACATCCTTTCACAGTCACGTGGCGCAGGGTATTGGCTCTGGAAACCGTACATAATTCGCCGAGCCATCGACTGGGGGAATGATGGTGATTACTATGTGTACACCGATGCAGGGGTGGAGTTCATCAGCAACATTCAGCACATCATCGATGTAATGGAGCGCGAGAAAAGTGACGTCTTTCTATTCGGCAACAACTACCAACATCGAGACTGGTGCAAGCGGGAAGTATTTGACGCAATGGGGTGCAGAGACGGCCATCAGGTGCAGGCATCGGCAATGGTATTCAAGGTATCTGACTTTGCCCTGCAGGTAGCAAACGAATGGCTGTCATGGTGCCGGGTTGACCATTACATTGATGACGTCTGCGGTCTTGAACAATACCCATCATTTCAAGAGCATCGGCACGATCAGGCAATACTGACGGCCGTGGCGCAGGCCCACGGCATCCCACTGCACTGGTGGCCGGCATCGTACAATAACGGGGCTTTCACTTACGACAAAGGCACATACACGGACAATTACCCTGTGATATTCAATCACCACAGGAAACGCAACAACGAATGGTGACATTCGGGCAACTTGGCAGATACGGACGCCTTGGGAATGCCATGTTCCAAGTGGCCTCAACTATTGGCATAGCAAAGGCAAATGGGTATGACTATGCCTTTCCCGAATGGATTAACCATGACGCAAAAGAGAGGTTTGGAAGCACTGAAGACATTGAGATTGGCAAATGGTTTCCGAATTGGAAACAAATACCAAGGCTGACCACAGAACTACCTGAGCATTTTATTAATTGGGGTTGGCAGGGCCTTCAGCATCCTGACGGTGTCAGTTATGTGGGCCACATGCAAAGCGAAAAGTATTTCGCTCACTGCTCCGATTACATCAGGCACCTGTTCACGTTCCGTGAAGCTGCAAAAGTGAATTCATACACTGCCATCCATGTTCGCTGTGGTGACTATGGCAGCGACTATCACCCAATCTGCACGCGCGATTATTACGAACAGGCCATGCGTGCCGTGCCAGGACCTTACATCATTTTCAGTGATGACGTAGAAAAAGCGTATGATATTGTAAAACCATGGCTTGGCGCACGTGATTGGTTTCACACAGGCACAACCTACGATGCACTGTATGCCATGACGGAATGCCGGCGCCACATCATCGCCAACAGCACATTCAGCTGGTGGGGCGCATGGCTTGCCAATTCATCGCAGGTAGTCGCACCACGGCAGTGGTTCGGTCCTGCCGCTGCACACCTTGACACATCAGATATTTACTTACCAAATTGGACAGTTATATGAACATCCTTGCAAGCGTACACCTATATCCACCTGAACACCTTTGCGGGGCTGAATTTATGTTGCATGGCATCAATAAGCACATGCAGGCGAAGGGAGACACAGTGAAGGTCCTGCTTCATCAGGCCAATCAGTACAAGATTGAAAGCCATTACATATATGATAATGTCGATGTGTTTCCACCAGATCAGAACACCACATTGAACCTGTTCCGGTGGGCAGACATGGCATTCACGCACCTTGACTATACCAACTGGACCATCGGGATGGGTGCCATACAACGGCGGCCCGTCTTTCATTTGATACACAATACGCACAATTGCCTGAACATCGAGACGGCAGAAAAGCCGCAATTCATTGTGTACAACAGCGAATGGGCAAAGCAGGAACTTGGGTACAAGCATGACAGCATTGTACTTCATCCACCGGTGGACTGGCGGTTCTATGACACCAACATCGATCCGTCACTGAACGAAGCCATCACACTAATAAATCTTGACCATAACAAGGGTGGGCATATCCTGCGTCAGATTGCCGAGGCCATGCCTTACCGCAAGTTCATCGGTGTGGTAGGGTCCTATTCCGAGCCTTGGAAGATTGGTCAGTACACCGACCAGCCGGCTAATGTCACCGTGGTACCCAAGACAGACAAC